CAAGATGCAGATGATTGGTTTACAATGGACTTGGTACGGTGCTGGATTTACAGACTGGATGACTCGTGGTCCAGATGGCAAGTACATTACTGTTCACCGCCTAAAAGGTAACAACGTTAACACTGAAGCTTATATGCGTTCTGGTAACCAACCTGTACGTTACGAAGTTGTTAACGAAGGTCCACGCACTTATATCACTAGTGGTGTAGCAAGTGGAGATACTACAATGTCAGTAAATGACACTACATATTTCTCATCAGCTGGAACGCTATATGTTGATAACGAAGTTATTACATATACTGGTAAAACAGCAACAACATTTACTGGTTTAACTCGTGCGGCAACATTAAGTCAGTTCCAAGCTGGTACAACACGTAGTTTTACAGCGGCAGCAGCTGCTAGCCATAGTGTAAATGCTGGTGTTATTTTAATTGGTCAAACAGCTACTCCAAGTATTAGTCACTGGGGTTCAGCGTTCTTAACGGACGGTGGATTTGACCAAGACCGTGGTTACATCTTTAACTATCAATCAACCAACGTTGCTATTAGCGCACGTAAGACAACAGCGTTTGCTATTCGTCTAGCACCTAGTGTGAGTAACGCTATTGTTGGTGACTTAGGTGTACGTGACTTGATTAACCGCGCTCAGTTATTGTTACAAACAATTGAAATTACAATTGGTGGTTCAACTAACACAAACTGTGCTGTGGTTATTGAAGGTGTATTAAACCCAAGTAACTATCCAAGTACTGTTACTAATATTACTTGGAATAGTTTGAACTCAACAGCATTGCCAACTGGACAGCCAAGTTTTGCTCAGATTGCAGCTGGTACTAGTGTAACATTTAATAGTAGTGCGGTTAATACAACTAATAACTTAGTTGGTGCATACACAAACGCATACACTACAACTACTAACTCTACAATACTAAGCGTAGCCAGCCTTACTGGTCTAGCAGTTGGAGATGACGTTTATGTTCCAAGTGCTCCAAGTGCTGTATATGGTGCTACAAAGATTACATCACTAGGTACTAACACATTCACAGCTACTACAAGTGTTGCAACTGGCACAGCATCAGTAGTTGCAACAAGTACAATTAGTGGTACAACATTTACAGTTGGTGCAGTTCCAACTGGAACTTTATTAGCAGTAGGTATGGTGTTAAGCGGTTCTGGTGTACAAGCTGGTACATATATTACTGGATTACTAAGCGGTTTAGGATCAGCTCCAGGTAGCACTTGGGCAGTTAGCGTAAGTCAAACTGTAGCAAGTACAACAATTACTGGTACTCCGTACAACTTAACTCTAAGTGCAGTTACAGGTACAGCACAAATTGGTAGTGTATTAACTGGCGGTAGCGTAACAGCTGGCACATTTATTGTTGCACAGATTAGTGGTACAACTGGCGGTGCTGGTGTGTATGCTATTAGTCAATCATACACAGGTACGCCAACAGGTGGACAAAGTAACTATGTTATTATTAACAACTCTGTTCCAACTCCTTGGGCAACTGGTACATCAATTCAATTCTCACGTAACACTTATGCGTTACCTGGTGAAACAATCTTCTCGTTTATTAGCTCTCCAAGCAACAAGGACTCATTAGATTTAACACCATTGAAAGAATTGACAGCAACTCCACTAGGTGGACGTGGTACATTCCCGAACGGTCCAGACGTGTTGTTTATTAACGTTTACCTAACACAAGGTACACCGGTTAACGCTAACTTGGTACTACGTTGGGGTGAAGCGCAAGCGTAAGAAATTACACTCACAAAAAAGCCGCTATATGCGGCTTTTTTATTATATCAAATCAACTAAGTCAAAAACTGTTTGAAGTTTAGTGCGAATAGTTTTGCTTGAAAAACTATTACGCAGGCCTTGATGTAGGGGTTTTGGAGCACGGTCTATAGTTGCCCAGGCCCAGGCCATATGTTCGTCGCTTAATTCTGGGACAAACTCTTTGTCTATTACACACAAATATGTGTGAAAGTTAAACACTTTATCATTTGATACAAATGTTTCAAGTGGAATTGTTTTTAAAATTTTAGGAATACTACCAATTTCTTCTTGTATTTCACGCTGTAGGCCTTGCCACGGAGTTTCACCGGTGATATTTGTACCACCTACTAGCCCCCAAGTGCCTTCGTGTTTGCCGTGTGCTTTTTGTAGCAACAAGAATCGTCGTGTAGACTTGGCATAAAATAATGCACCGCTACAGACAATTTGTTCTTTTAAAGTGTTATGCTCCATTGGCTTGCCGTATATAGTCCTTCGAAACTCTTCACCCAGGAAACTCCGTTCCAGATGTATTGTATTCCAGTATATATATTCGTTTGCCACACTAGAGTGTCTGTATCCTGACTAGCATTAAACACAATAATCCATTTAGTACCAGTCCACTCTATAATATCGTTAGGGTATGCTACAAAGTCATAATTACCGTGACCATCAGGCACACTATTGCGCCAGGCTTCGGGACCTGTATTGATGTCGTTGTGTACACTACCTATTTCATCAATGATTAAATATCTACGACCAGCAGACAATTCACCATACTGTGCAAACAACTTAGCATCGTTAGGTCCAGTATTCTGCGGATTAATAATAGCGTCAAATGTACCAGGACTGTTTGGTCTATTACAGGTGTTTAAATTATAACCAGGTTCGTTATCTAACAATCCAGCACTATCAATGCCAGTATTGCTGGTTAGAGTATCTGGATTCCATTGTACTTGTAATATAGTATGATCTAATGGATTAATAGCAATAGTGCCTATAACCTGACTTCCGTTAGGCTGTGTTAAGTATAATCTGCTGCTACCAGCAACATACTTGCCAGGATATTGATTAAAAATATCTAACCAATCCAACGGTGTGCCCTGACGTACTGGCATCTCTAACGTAGGTTCTAACGGGATTGAGCTTTCGTGCGGTCCTAGCAATACGGCTTGATTATTAAAAACTTCTAACTTGTAACCAGTAATAGTAGTAGCACTAATATCAATTAAATCAGTTAGCGTAGTTGTTGGCTCAATTGGATCTTGTCCAAGCCCTTCAATGTACGTTCCGCTAGTAATACTGTTGCCGTGCATACTGGTAACAATCTTAGTAATAACACCCAAGTGCTTGACTTTAACTGGAGGATTAATCCAAATAGGAGTTTCTAATGTTAGTGTAGCGATGTCAATGGGTGTGTCGTTACCCACAGGAACAGTACGACTATCCCAGTTAATATCATTTAAGTTTAGTACAGTTAAACTGGTCCAATCGATATAATTGTCTGTAGTTTGCAATTCTAAACTAGGATTAAACAATACTAAAATCTGTTCAAGTATTTGTAACTTTTGATCTGTATTGCTACTCCAAATATCACACTTCATAGTAAGTTTAAATGGAGTTGGCATTAAACGTTCAACGGTATAGTTCTTACCTTGCCCAGTTGTGTACTGGCCATTGACTACATCGCGTTCACGAATATTAACTTTATCCACAAAAGTTTGATCTGCTAGGCGATCTCTATCCAGCGCCAATGCACTAACATACACGCTGATACGCGGTACGCTGTTAACTTTGTTTTCGCTGTTATTGCGGATAATACTAGCCACTTGCCTATCAGCATCACCGTACATAACTGGTATACGGTGTAAACTACCATCTCCATATTTGACAACAAAGTTACTCAACGCACGTATTGTTTGAGTGATATATCGTCTTATTTGCGCATCGTAGAAGAATTGTATAATGGTACAACGGCGTTAAACCGAAGCCTCCTTGGTATGTGTGAACTTATAGATGTGCATTATAGGTCCGCCGTAGGTTTAAGAGCTTTACTAATCGCTTGGCGTTCAGCTTCTCTACTGTTGTATAGTGTAACAGTCCAAGTGCCAGCAAAGGGTGTGGCTTGTTGAACGCCATCGACTATAGGAAGGTTAACCTGTAAGAACCCACCTTGCCCTGCGCCAAATGGTTCTGTACCATCGTCTACTATTACTGTTGGATGGTCTGCTAGGGCATAATCTAGTACTACTGTATCAAGTTTTAACACAACGTATGGTGCTGATTGGAATGGAATTCTAGTATTGATTACAGTTGTGCCAGCTGGAATAAATGATTTTTGTTGACCTGAAATTGGAGTAAGGTTGCGTGATAGCCCAGCACCATACGGAAC